AGCTAGAAAAATTACGAAGTAATAGTGGTCCGCAAAAGCAGGTTAATGTGCAAATTAATGAGTCAGATGGATCAAAGTATGGTCAGCTTATACACAAACTTATTAGTGGAGATGGCATATGATACTATTTGTATTTTCAGCACTACTACTAAGCTTTTTAGCAACAATTTTATTAGTAGAATTTTTACATGTTAGTAGTAAGTAGACCAGATATAGATTGTGAGCATATTACTGAGTTTGAAGCTAGTAGTAGATTTATTAAACTGCCAATAGATAATTATCTTAAACTACTAAACTTATATGATACTATTAACAGGCCGCAAATTGCTCTAATTAATAGTGTAAATAGCCCTAACTATAGATTTGTTTGCGCTGCACTTGCTAGACGATTAGGTAAAACTTATATAGCCAATGTAATTGGTCAACTAGTAACGCTAGTGCCTAATTCAAATGTACTTATTATATCACCTAACTATAATCTTAGTTCAATTAGTTTCGAACTACAGCGTAGATTGATCAAGTACTTTGATCTTGAAGTTAGTCGTGATAATCTTAAAGATAGAGTTATTGAACTACAAAATGGTTCAACTATTCGTATGGGTTCAGTAGGTACTGTTGATTCAACGGTTGGTAGGTCATACGATTTAATTATATTTGACGAAGCTGCACTATCGGAGCGTGGTGAAGAAGCTTTTAATATTGCATTACGTCCCACACTAGACAAGCCACACGCTAAAGCTATATTTATTAGTACTCCACGCGGCAAAAACAACTGGTTTTCAAAGTTTTGGCAGCGTGGCTTTGATCAGAACTTTTCAGAGTGGTGTAGTTTGCAAGCTGACTATACTGAAAATACTAGAATGGCTGAGTCGGATGTTGAAGAAGCTCGTCGTTCAATGCCCAAGTCAGAGTTTGAGCAGGAGTACATGGCATCATTTACTAGTTATCTAGGACAAATTTACGAAGGTTTTAAGCCAGAGTACATCTTAGATGAGTTGCCAGAAGGTTTACGAGGCGAAGCAATTGCTGGTTGTGATCCAGGCTACAGAGATGCTACAGCTTGGGTTAATATAATCTATGATCATAGTAGCGACAAGTTCTATTGTGTTGAGGATTACTTAGAATCGGAAAAAACTACTCGTGATCATGCTGAGCGTTTTAAACTAATGATGGAGCACTGGGGTATTGAAATAGTATTTATTGATAGTGCAGCTGCACAATTTGCTTCGGACCTAGCTTACAACTATGATATAGCAACTACAAAGGCTAAAAAAGATGTGTTACCAGGTATAGCCTATGTACAAACACTAGTACAGCAAGGCAGACTATTAGTCTACAAAAACTGTGTGCATGTCTTAGCAATGCTAGATCAATATCGCTGGGATACTCGTGAAGGATTAACTCGTGAACGACCCAAGCATGATGAGTATAGTCACATGGCTGATGCAGTACGTTATGCGCTGTACAGCTATACAATATAGGTCCTATAAATTTTGAGTTGAATTGGTAGTTGCTTTTAGGCTATAATAGTCAAAATTGGAGTAAAATGTGGCGGTAAATACTAACAAGCGCATAGCCGTAAAGTGGATTAGGGATAAGGCTAAAAGTGCCTATGAAAAGGCTGATCGCTGCTATATATGTAAAACTACTAATGAACTAGAGCTTCACCATCTTAACTCAATAACCTACTTGTTAGAAACTTGGGCAAGTCGTAGTTCTATTGATATTAGTACGGATGAAGCTGTGTTAGCTATTCGTGACCAGTTTATTGCTGAACACCATGAAGAAATATATGAACTTGTATATACCCTATGCAATCGTCATCATGTTCAACTGCATGGAATCTATGGAAAGAGCCCTGCTCCTAGTAGTGTAGCAAAGCAAAAGCGCTGGATTGAATTGCAGCAGGAGAAGCATACAAGTGGTGATATTAATTTTCGTGGGTCTAGTTATGGTTCCTATTTTTCACAATTTTTAGGGGAAAATAGTGGCACTAGAAAAGATTAGTAGTTGGATTCGTGAAAAACTTAATCCAGCTCAACAACAAATACACTATGACGAAGGCGGTACCATTGGTACTGAGGGTAGACTGCTTAGCTACCAGCAGGCTTTTAAAAATATAGATAGTGTAAACAGATCAGTAAACATGGTTGTAGCAGCTTGTGCTAGCTTAGACTATGATATAAAAGACAAAGTAATAGATGGTGTAGCACTAGGTGTTCGCCAAAAAACATTAAACATACTCTTAAACTACAGACCAAATCCTTACCAATCAGCACAAGATTTTAGACGTGAGATTTTTAAAGACTTGTTGCTGGAAGGCAATGCTTTTATACACTTTGATGGTACTTTTATGTACCATCTACCAGCTACTAATGTAGATATTAACAGCGACCCTAAAACTTTTATTAAGGGCTTTAGGTACAGTGGTTCGGTAGATTTTAAGGATACAGAAGTATTTTATTTTAAAGATATTAATAGTGAAAGCATCTATCGAGGTGCTAGCAGGCTACAAAGTTGTATAGAAAATATTAATATCTTATTTTCAATGCAAGAGTTTCAGCAAAAGTTTTTTGATAATGGTACTGTTTTTGGTTTGGTACTTACATCCGAAAATAGTTTATCGCAAGTTGCTAAGGAAAAAACACTACAGTACTGGCAACAACGATATAATACTAAATCAGGCGGCAAGCGTCCTATTATTTTAGATAGTGGACTTAAACCTATTAAACTATCAGAACAAAGTTTTAGCGACCTAGATTTTGATCGTGCAATAAAAACACATGGTGAGCGTATAATGACTGCAGTTGGAGTCCCACCAATATTACTACAAGGTGGTAACAATGCTAACATTGCCCCTAATCTACGGTTATTTTACCTGGAAACAGTATTGCCAATTGTTAAGCTGTATATATCCGCTGTGGAGCGATATTTTGGATATGACGTGGAAGCAATCACCTCAATGGTAAGTGCACTACAGCCTGATATAGGTGAAATAGCAAAGTATCACAGCACACTAGTTAATGGTGGTGTTATAACACCCAATGAGGCTAGAATAGAATTAAGGTATCCTAAGATTGATGGTCAGGATGCCATTAGAGTACCTGCAAATATTGCAGGTTCAGCAGCCAACCCCGCACAAGGCGGTAGGCCACAAGGAGCAAGCGCGTAAATGGACATCAAAAATAAAATTATTTACTTTGGGTCTAAATTTACTGCTAAAGCACTGCCACAGGATGATGGCGATCAGACAATCATGATAGAAGGCTATGCCTCTACTAATGATACTGATCGCGTAGGCGATGTAGTACCTACTAGTGTTTGGGCCAAGGGTATGGAAAATTATTTAAAGAATCCAATTATTCTAGCCTTTCACGATCAGCGTATGCCTGTTGGTAAAATGGTTGATCACAAAGTTGACGATAAAGGATTGTGGATTAAAGCTGCAATTACAGACGCTGCCGGCGATGTGTACAAGCTAATTAAGAAAGGTATCTTAAGTGCATTTAGTATTGGGTTTAGGGTCAAAGATGCAGAGTATAAGTCAGAAGTAGAAGTATTTTTAATCAAAGACTTAGAATTACATGAAATTAGTGTAGTCAGCGTACCTGCTAATCAGAATACGCTTTTTAGTTTAGCCAAAGCATTTGATAGTGCAGAGGAATATGAGTTATTTAAACAGCAATTTGCAGTAGAAGAATCAGCTAAAGGGCTAGAGGACTCTGAATCAGCAAATAGCGCAAATAAAGAGGAATGGAACATGGATCCAAAATTACTAGAAGAAATGTTAGCTAAAGCTGCTGCTACTGCTGCTGAGCAAACTGCAAAAGCTGTTGTTGAAGCACAAACTAAAGCTGCTCAAGAAGCCGCTGAAGCTGCCAAAGCAGAAGCTGCACTAGAAGCAAAAATCAAAGCTGCTGTTGCTGCAGTACAAACAGTTGACACAGGTGCAGAGCGCTTACTAGCCGACGTTGAAAAGCGTCTTAATGAACAAGCTGAATCACACAAGAGCGCACTTGAAGGTTTAGAAACAGCTCTGCGCGAAAAAGCTGCTGAACTAGAAGCTATTCAAAAGAGCCGTATGCAGTTTACAGACCCTAAGGTTGATAATGGTGACATTAGCTTTCAGGAGAAGCAAGCTGCTGTGTTTATCAGCAAAATCACAAAGCGTCCAGTTGAAGAAACCAAATACTACAAGGATCTAGCAACTAAGTATGCTAGCGGTGGTACAGCTGGTGCTGCTGGTAGTGGTAGTGGTGCTGGTGGTGCTATTCGCCTACCAAGCAAGAACTGGGAAACAGAAATCAGCTTAAACATGGAAGACGAAATTCGTCGTCAACTAGTTGTTGCTGGTACAATCCGTAATATTGCTATGAGCCAGCCTTTCATGAAGCTGCCTATCAATCCTGATGCTGGTGCAGATGCAACTTGGGTAGCTAACAGCGATTTTGGTGGTAGTTCAAGCAGCGGTACACAACGTACACATGCACTAAAAGAGATTGAAATAAGCAGCGCAAAGCTAGCTACCAAAGAATATGTTAACTTTGAAGAAGAGGAAGATGGTTTAATTGCTATTGTTCCTATTATTCGTGATGCAATCGTTCGTCGCATGGCTAAAACACTAGATAAGGCTATGATAATTGGTAACGATGTTGGTGCTACAACTTATACTGCTGGTATTAATGGTTTAGCATATTATGATGCATCAGCCACTTCAAGTCCAACAGTTGCTGTTGCTGCTAAATTTACAGCCGCTAAGTTTCGTGATGCACGTCGTGCACTAGGTGTTTGGGGTCTAGATCCTAGCGAACTAATTTTATTTGTTAGCCAGGCCGCTTACTACGACCTATTAGATGACACAGAGTTTCAAAGCACAGACAAGATCAGTGAATCACGTAATACACTAATCACAGGTCAAGTTGGTTTACTAACACAAACTCGTGTATTAGTTACAGCACAAATGACTGGTGCAGCCGCTAATGATGCACTAGCAGTATTAGTTAACCCACGTAACTTCGTAGTTGGTAACCATCGTGCAATGCGTATGGATACAGATGATGAAGTAGTTAATCAGCGTCGTGTAATGGTGGCAAGTATGCGTGTAGCTATGAGCCAGCTTACAAGCAACGAAGGTGCTGGTGTAGTTACAGTACGTTACGTTTAATTAGTAATTGAGGCAGGATTCTTAGGAGTCCTGCTTCTAAAGATTGTTGAGGCAGTCTTTAGAAGCATACAGGAGATTACAATGGCATTAAACTTAACAACTAGAAGTGATTATAAGACATATGCCGGAATTAAAAGTACAAATTATGATACACAAATTGATTTGCTTATAGCAAGTGTAAGTGAATTTGTAAAAAACTACTGTCGCAGAAGTTTTGTAGATTATTACTTAAGTACTAATCCTAAAATAGAATACTTTGATGGTGGTGTTGATAGGTTTATTTTAAAAGAGCCACCAGTAAATACTGTTATAAGCGTACAATCAAGTTCAGATTATGGTCAAAATTATACTAATTTAATTCAATATACAGATTGGGTTAAAAGCGATGACTATATAATCAGTACTAGCATATACGGATTTAAATATCTACTAAAAGGTTATAAAATTACTTATACAGCAGGTTATAATGATGTACCATTTGACTTAGAGATTGCTGTAATGGACTTAATAAGTTACTATCGTAAAAATGATGCTGCTGTGCATGTTAATCGTGATATAACTCCTAATACTACACAAGTTCAATATGTTAGTACAACAAGTTTACCAGCAAATATTAAACGCGTACTAGATCAATATGTAGCGGATTATACATAATGGCAATAAGACAAATACCTTTTAGTGTAGCGGCTAATATTGAAAACTTTCTTTCTGGTATAGCAATTGAAGAAGCTAGAAATAGTAATGAACGTGATAAAGCCGTTAAAAAAATAGACTCTTTTATAACTGGTGTAGAAAAAGATCTACGAGAAGTATATGATAAATATATACCTAATGTATTAATAGCTAATCCTACATCTATTACAAATATAATTGTAAATAGGATGATAGAAAATCCTTTACAATTTCTTGATAGAGAAGGTACAAATAATTTATTAGAAAAATTTGCAGATACTCAAGGCGAATACTATAGACGACTACATACTAGAATAGATAGAGCTTTAGGAAATTATCATAGAAAATTACTTAGTCAACAAAATGGTGTAATTAATCCTATAGCAGAATTAAACAGAATGTCAATGTCACTGTTTAATCGTACTAGAAAAATAGATAATGCAATATCTGCTAGAGTTTTAGGAATAGAATTTGCAGGAAAAATTAGAACTGTATTTGGAAATAAAGCTATATTAGCTGCTATAGAGCCAGGACTTGGAGAAGGTTATATATTTTTTTCAAGTTCTTTTAATGCTATAGGTGACGCTATTAGAACAAATGTTTATGTTTGGTTAGAAAGTTTTTTAAAATCAATAATTGGACCAACAGAATTTTCTAGTAAATATAAAAGCGGAACAATATTAAATATTGGACATGCAGCACTTATAAATGATGTTGGTACCTATGTTAATAGTCCAGCATTTGCAAAAGCTATATATAGTATAGCATCTGGGCGTTCAAAATTATATGGAAAGCAGCAGTTACAGGAAGGTGCTAGTTTTTTTAAACGAGAAAGTAAAATAATTGAAAATAGCATTACTGTAACTAGAAATTTTACAGGACCTGAAGGTGGATACGCTGCATTACTTAGTTTAGGAATTACATTTACTAATTTTGAAGATGCTGTAGTTAATCAAAGTCGTGGTAGAACTACTGAAAAAGTTGCTCTTAATAAAATAATTGGAATTAAAAAAGTTACATTAACAAGATCAGAGCGTAAAAAAATAGTAGATACTTTAGTTAAACGAGTTACTAAAGGCAAACCACATTTAGCTCAAGGATCTAAAAGTTTATTAGAATTTTTAAATTATGTTATAATTTCTAAATTAGCAGGTAATAGAATAGTTTCTGAAAAATCTACTAATAAAAAATCAATAAAATTTAAACGTATTGATTACGTAGTTAATAATACTAAACCAAAAAAATTTACTACTACTACTACTAATGCAACTAGTAAACTTATAGATTTAGTAAAACCAAAATTACAGTTTGAAAAAACATCAGAATCTCCAATAGTATTACAAAATATACTAAATTATAATTTAATAGAAACTATAAAACGTAATATGGGTAATGGAAATCGTAAAGATATACTTAATTTGCAAACAGGTAGATTTGCTGAAAGTGTAAAAGTAGAGAAAATAACTGAAAGTAGACAGGGTATGATTACAGCATTTTATACATATATGCGTAATCCATATGCAACTTTTAGTACTGGAGGTAAACAACAATATCCTCGTACTAGAGACCCTAAACTGTTAATCGCAAAATCAATTAGAGAACTAGCTAAACAACAAATGATTACTAAAATAAGGGCTGTTGAAAGATGAGCAAGCGCGTTAGTATAGTAAAAGCTATAGCAGAAATTTTTAAAAGTATAAATGGTACTGGCTTATATAAAACTAATCTTTATAGTAATAGTTATGCTAAACTAAAATTTTGGGATGAAATACAAGATTTTCCAGCAGTATATGTGCACCCAACTAATGAAATTCGAGACTATCTACCAGGCGGCTTTGTCTGGGGTTTATTAGATATATGTATTAAAGTATATGTAAAAAATGAAGAAGATTCACAAGAAGATCTAGAAAATTTACTTATTGATCTAGAAAATTGTATAGATTTAAATCGTACACTAGTATATGATACCACAAATAACTATGAAACAACTGAAATACAAATACAGTCTATTACTACCGACGAAGGGCTGTTAATTCCATATGCAGTTGGTGAAATTAATTTACAGGTCCGCTATCAGATCATGTAAACAACCGTGCTAATTTGCTAATAACAGATAAATATCTAGTAGATGCAATGTGCACCTAATAATGAGGAATAAAACATGGCATTTAATTTAATTCGTAACGCACGTATGTTTTTTACAACAAATGTTAATAGCTTTACAGGTGTTGTAAATAGTACTGGATTTACCTCAAGTAATACTAGAGAAATTCAAGTACTAGATGGCTTAAGTTTTAGTCAAAATACTGGTACAGAAACTATTACAGTTAATGAAGCTGGTACAGATCCAGCACGCGGTCAGCGCCAATTTAATACTAGTTTAGAACCAGTTGAACTAAGTTTTAGTACTTATATTCGTCCAAAATTTAATGTTAATGGTGTAGGTACCGCAGATGATTGGATTGGGGCAGAAGAAGAAGTATTGTGGAATGCATTTGCAGCAGGTTATCAAGATGCTACTCCAAATCAAAATGAGTTAATTGGTAGTACTACAAATAGTGATCCTTGGGTTCAAACTAATGGTGATAGTACACCTATAAGTAGTACTGGTGCTAATGCTGCTTGGACAGTAACACCAGGAGCTACGCCAGTTAGTACACTATCACTGACTAAAAGTAATAAAAATCAATTACATAAATTTGGTGTAATTATTCTACTAGATGCTAATAGTTATGCTGTTGATGATTGTGTAGTTGATCAAGCAACTATTGATTTTGGTTTAGATGCAATTGCAACTATTGCTTGGACAGTTCGTGGTGGTATACTACGTGCTATTACAGCAGGTAGTACTACACCAGGAACATTTACTGGTATTAGTGGCAGTTATAAACAAAAAGTAACAAATGCGCCATTTTTAGCTAATAAATTAAGTAGTGTATCATTACAAGCTTATACAACTAGTCCAACTTATACTGGTGCAGGAAGTCCTAGTGGCACAACGTATACATTAGCACTAACAGGTGGTAGTATTACATTTGCTAATAATGTTACTTATTTAACACCAGCTAATCTTGGTGTTGTTAATAGACCTGCTACATATTTTACTGGTACTCGTGCTATTAGTGGAACAATTAACTGTTACTTAAAATCAGGTGCTGGAAATAGTGCTGCACTATTGGCCGATATGTTAACTAACAGTACTACAGATGTAGAACCTGATTTTAAATTAACATTACATATTGGTGGTAGTAGTAGTTCTGCAACTCGTGTTACTTTAAACATGCCTAGTGCTGTACTATCAATACCAACAATTAATACTGAGCAAGTTGTAAGTCAAACAATTAATTTTACTGCTCAAGGTGCAACAGCTAATGCACTTGATCTTGAACAAGAAAATGAGATCACAGTAGCATATTACTCAGCAACAACAACTTAATGACTGGGGGTATTATGCCCCCACTATAATAACCTAAGGATTTAATATTTATGTCGTCTGTATCACTTAAAAACATGCTTGTTCCTAGCAAAGAAATTATGGTAGAGTATCCAGGTATGCCAGGATTTGAGATTAATATATGTTTTTTATCTAGAGAAACCTTACAAACAATTCGCAAAAAAGCTACTAAAACTACATTTAAAAATCGTCAGCCTGTAGAAGAATTAAATGATGATTTATTTTTAGAGCTTTATGTTAAGGGTAGTGTTAAAGGTTGGAAAGGCTTTAAAATGAAGTATCTAGAACAACTAGCACCAGTAGATGTTAGTGATCAAGATTCTGAAAGTGAGCTTGAATATACTGAAGAAAATGCACTTTACTTAATGAAAAGTTCAGTAAATTTTGATAGCTTTATTAGTGAACAAGTTACTGACTTGGGAAACTTTTCCAAGAGCAAATAGATGACATAAATAATTTACTAGAAAATTATTTTGAAAATGCTGATTTAGGAATGACTAAAGATCAGTATTTTGAAATGTGTGAAATGTTAGGCACAGAACCTGTTGATAGTGACGTACCCATAGAATTTCAAGATTTACCAAATTTTGTACAAAGTACTTTTAATATCTATACTTTTTTAAGCGATCGCTGGGAAGGTATGAGTGGTACTTTTATGGGTAAAGACTATACTATAGTTTTTAATTTATTTGAAATTTTTCAAATTGAAGATACTGCTGAACAACAAACAATGCTTAGAATTATGTCTATTATAGATAAAATTCGAAGTAATATTATAACTAAAAAATATAAGCAAGAAATAAAAAAGCCTAGTAAGTAATACTAGGCTTTTTTATTGCATAAAAAATGTACAGTTGATATTTTTGTGCTAGTGTGTTATAATTAAACTAAAATTAAAATCGGTAATTATAATAATTATCTTTAAAATGGCCGCCTAGGAGAAGAAATGGAAGAAGGCGTAATTACAGCACGACTAAAATTGCAAGCTGAGGGTGTTAAAGAAACAGCTGAAGATACTGGAAAAATTAGAAATAATTTAGATCAGTCTACAGAAGCATTGCAAAGATTTAATAGAGCTGCTAGTGGAGCTCAAAAAGTTCGTGCAGCTGCAATGGCTGGAGCAGCCAATAGTAGAGAAAATCTTGAGTATAACCAAATGCGCGGTATTGCTGGTGCTACAGGCGCCGCTAGCCGTGATTTTGCAGAACAATCTCGTGGGTTGGGTGGATTAGTACGCTTATACGCAACGTTTGCAGCTAATATTTTTGCTGTTAGTGCTGCTTTTAATGTATTACGCGATGCAGCTAATACTAGTAGTCTTATTGAGGGCTTAAATACACTTGGTGCAGTAAGTGGAAAATCGTTAGGCTCACTTAGTAAACAATTAGTACAAGCTAGTGATGGAGCTATTAGTTTAAGTGAGGCAATGAGTAGTGTTGCTATGACTAGTAGTGCCGGCATGACTAGTCAAAATATACTTCGACTAGGTGCTGTAGCAAAAAATGCTAGTATTGCACTAGGCATTAGTATGCCTGATGCACTCAATCGTCTTAGTCGTGGTGTGACTAAACTAGAGCCTGAATTATTAGATGAACTAGGTATTTTTACTAAAATAGAACCAGCTACACAAGCTTATGCACTACAATTAGGCAAAGCTGTTAGTCAATTAACAGATTTTGAAAAACGTCAAGCTTTTGCTAATGCTGTTGTTAAAGAAGGCGAAGAAAAATTTGCAGCACTAGCAGACTCTAAAGCTAATCCATATGATAAACTTTTAGCAAGTTTAAAAAATGTAGCTTTTAGTGGATTAGAGTTACTAAATACAGTATTAAAACCAATTGTAGAAATATTAGCATCTAGTCCTACAGCATTAGCACTTGGTTTAACTGCTATAATTGCAGCTATTGTTAAAAAAGCATTACCAGCTGTAGCAGATCTTAGAGCTGCATTTGGAAAAACTTTAGAGCGTCAAGCAGAAGAAACTACTCAAAAATTAGACTTTTTGAAAAAAGGTTATGACGCTCTTACTCAGTATACTATAAAATCTGCAACAGATGCAGCTGATGCTAGAGTTGCTGCCGTTGATAAAGCAGAAAAGAAAATATTAGAATTTTATAAAAATAGTGCTGCAAATACACCTCAAGGAGCACTACTAACTCCACAACCAGCATTTAAACAAATTTTACAAGACAATCCACTTGAATTAACTCAAAAAAGTCTAGCAGAATTAAAAATAGCACATGCAGATTATGTAACACAAGTAACTAGTGGTAATAGAAAATTAACAGAGCAAGAAAAAACAAGAATTGCATTGGAACGAGAATTTATAAATACTCTAGAAACACAACTAGCTGGTGAAGTAAATTTTTCCGCAGTAAAACAAAGAGCTTTAGCAGATGCGGAAAAAGCACTTCAAAGTAATAAATTAGCTCAATCATACGAAAAAGATTTACAAGCTATTAAAAAACAAGGTGCAAAAGATAGTATAATACAAACTGCAAATATGCGTGCAGGTGTACTAGGTATTGGTATAGCATTTCAACTACTAAAACTAGATATAGAAAATGCTAATTTATCCTTGTCTAATTTTGAAAAAAATATGCTATTAGCTCGTGGTGCTGGGGCTATATTAACAGGAAAATTACTATCAGGTTTAAACGCTGTTGGTGGTGCACTAACAGGTATAGCTATTGCAGCAACAGTATTTTCTTTATTTGAAGCTATATTTAGTAAAAATGAAAAACAAATACAAAAATTTAATGCTAGCCTAGATTCTGTTAATGATTCTGTAGATAACACAAAACGTACACTTGCAGAATTAGACAGAGCAGGATTAGCTAAAAGTTTAACAGATCAAGCTATAGCAATTAGTAATGCTTTTACAGAAATTAGTGATAGTGCTAAAAGATTAGTACAAGACGCTAAATTGGCTAAAGAGGCTAGTACTGGTTGGTTTGATAGAATTGTAGAAGGATTTAAAGATTTTTTTGGTTATGGTATAGATGATAAAGTTGCCAGAGGTTTAAGCAAACAATTAATTAGTGCCCTAGATCTTTTACGTCGTAGTGATATTGATGAAAAATATAGAGAAAGATTTAAAGAACTACTACAAGTAAAAGATCTTAGTGCAGGTACTGTAGAAGATGCTTTAAATAGACTAGGTGAGGGTGTTCGAGAAAGATTTACTAGTTTATTAGAATCAGCAAGAAAAGAATTAGACAAACTTAGAAGTGATTTAGAAAGTTTTAGAGATGCTAGTGATAAAGCACTAAAAAGTTATCAAGAATTTTTACAAAGCACTGCAAGTACTGATCCACTATTTAAATTAGGGGATAGTATGCAAATACTTGCTGATAGTATGATAACTGCTATGAATCGTGGTACTAAAGGTATTATGGCAGCATTTGAAGAACTATCAAAAGATCCTAGAAAAGCAGCATTATTTGGTCCAGAATTTGTAAAACAATTTGTAGAAATAGAACAAGGATTTAAAGAACAAGCTAATGGTATTAGAGCTTATGAAGGAGAACTCAAAAAATATCAGCAATTATTAGATGAAAGCAGATTAAAAGAAAAGAAACTAGCAGAGGAAAGAGAAAAAAATTCACCTGGAAGAATAATTTTAACAAGAGACGAAAGAACACAACAACGAATTACTAAGCAGCTAGAAGATCAAGTAGAACTTTATAAAAATGCAATAAATTATTTACCTACTGATAAAATAGATCGAGGCAGAGAACTATTCTTAAAAGGCTTAGATATTGCTTTTGAACAAGGTAGTAAATATATTGCACAAGCAACTGGTAATGCTATGCAACAAGCTAGTATTAATATTGCAAAAGCTAATTCACTAGTATTAAGTGGTGAACGAGCTGTAGAAGAAAGTACTAGAATTAAAGTACAAGAAATAAATATACAAATTAGTGCTATAAAAACAAATATTGATTTAATAAAAACTAATGAGCTACTAGCTGCTGAAACATCTGCCTTACGTGCTTCTGTGGAATACTCAAGAATTAGTCAAGATAAAAATGCTACAGAAGAAGAAAAACGTTTTGCTTATGAACAAAAAGTAGCTACGGATATAATAGCTAAGGTTCTTAGTGGTACTATGAAAGCCGCAGATATTTTTAAAACTGCAACAGAATTATCACAATCTGTACCTATAGGTCCTGAAGATCAAGCATCTGTACCTGTAGATACAGACCCTAAAAGAATTGCAAAACAATCAAGAGCTGCTGTACAAAATGTACAAACTAAGCTTGCTGCTCAAGATGCTAATTTAATTGTAAAAGAATCTGAAAAACAAAGTACATTAATTGAAGGAATTATTCAAAAACAACGGGCAGAATTAGCTGATAAAAATAAATTATTGAGTTTAGAAAATGACTATAATCAACTATTAATTTCTAGAAGAGGAAGTATTCAATCTATAGCAGGTATTACAACTAAAGAAATAATTCAACAAGAAGGTCAACTAGAGTTAGAGCAATTACGTAAGAAACAAGCTATTGAGCGTAGTACTATACAACTAGCTTATGAACAAGCTGGTGAAAAATTTATGAATACTGGAAATAAACAGGCTGAAAAAGAAGCAAACTACCAAAAGCAATTATTAGACGCAACAGATAAAAAGAATAACGCAGAGATAGATAATCTTAACATTACTATAAAAAAGAGAGAGCTAGATCAAGAAATTTTAGATCTAGGTAAAAAGTATGAGATTAAAAGCTCTAATATAGCAAAAGAAAATGCTGAAATAGAAGCAGGACTGCAGATAGCTAGAGCACAATTTACTTCAAAAGCAGAACTATATAATTTAGATAAACAATATACTACTAATGTAATAGCTAGAATGGATATAGAAAAATCTAATTTTGAAGCTCAAAAACAAATTAATGATGCAGCAATAGCAGCTGCTAAGGCTAAAGAAGAAGCAGAAATAAAATTAAGGTATTTAAAAGATACTAAAGGTGAAGATGCATATTTACAGGCAGTAAATGCGGAGCAAGAAAGACAAAATACTTTATTACAGAATAGATTATTTATTATAACTAGTGAAAGAGATGCTCGTAATCAATTAATAGAAATACAGCGCAAACAAAATATTGAACAAGAAAAACAAAATGAACTAACAAGTAGAACCCAAATTTTAGCAGAAGCACTAGCTAGTGCTATGGGTACTACAGGAGAAAAGTTAGGTAATATTACTAGTACATTAATAAAAAATTATCAAGAAACTGAAAAAGGATCTAATGCATTAAAAACTATACAATCTGATTTAATAGATAATGCTAAACAATTAGCAACAGCTAGTTCAGATGAAAGTAAAGATGAACTAGGTAAAAAACGAACAGAAATATTAGATGCTGAATCTAAACAAATAAGTAAAAATAAAGAAACAGAGTTAAAAGGTAATGCTCAAATAATAGGAGATACTAAAAAACTATTTAAAGAAAAAACAACAGCCTATAAAGCTTTTGCAGCAGTTGAAAGAGCTATACATATTGTTAGAATAACTCAAAAATTTATTGAAATGGCAGCTGATATAAAATCAGCTGCTGTAAGTGCGACTGTAGAAGGTCAAAAAACTGCAGTTACAATTGGTGGTACACTAGAGCGTATGGGAGCCTATGCAACTGATATATTTGGTAAAAGTATTAGAGATCTTGGTCCTATAGCCGGAACAGCTGTTGCAGTTGGATTAATTGCTACTTTATACGCTTTACTTGGTCGTGGTAGTAGTAGCAAACCAGCATTTGTACCTACAGCTGAACAGCAACAAAAAGTACAAGGTACTGCTATGGGCTATGATAGTACTGGAAAAGAAGTACAAGTACGTCGTGGCGTTTTTGGTGATACTGAGGCCAAAAGTGAAAGCATAGCTAAAAGTTTAGAACGTATTAAAGAAACTAGTGTAGATGGTTTAAGCTATGATAATAAAATACTTAATACATTAAAATCTATTGATAGTGGTATAAATCAAACTGCTAAACGACTCTACAATGTACAAGGTTTAAGAACAGGCAGCATGTTTGATACTGCTACAGGAACTAAAACTGGCGGAGGATTTTTAGGTATTAGCCAATTATTTGGTAGTAGTACAAGTACTGAAATAAGAGATGCTGGTATACTACTTAATGCTTCATTTGGTGATTTAGCTAGTGGAGTAAATCAAGGAGCTGTTAACTTTTATGAAGAAGTTCAGCGTACAGTTAAAAAGAGTGGATTTTTAGGTTTAGGTGGTAGTACTAAAACATATATAGATAAAAATGTTAGACAAACTAGTAGTGATATAACAAAGTTTTTTACCGATATTTTTAGTAATGCACAAACATTATTAACTGATTTAGCAGTTAAAACCGGAACTAATACAGAGCAAGGTGTAAAAGATATATTAAGTAAGTTCGAAATAAAAGATTTAAAAATAACCTTAAAAGGTTTGAGCGGAGAAGCACTAGCTAAAGAAGTAGAAAGTGTTATTAGCTCAATACTTGATGACGCTACCCTAGCAGTATTTCAAAGTTTTGAAAAATATGCTGATTTTGGTGAAGGATTACTAGAAACAGTAATTCGTGTTGTAGATAATGCAGAAAAAGTCAATCAACAAATACGTAATATAGGTATTACTGGTGTTGATATTTCTAAAAATTATGATGTTACGGAAGCACTAATAAAAGCAGCTGATGGTTTTGATAACTTCATATCTAAAACACAATATTTTAGAGAAAACTTTTTAACAGAAGCAGAACGAATTGCTCCTATTAGTAAAGCAGTAGGAGAAGAACTAGCACGACTAAGTTTAAAATTTCCTGGATTAGGCATAGAGTCTGTAGATACACGTAAAGAGTTTGCAGCATTAGTTAAAAGTATTGAAGGTCTTGGAAAAGGTGGTGAAGAACTGCTTGGCTCACTATTAAATTTACAAAAAGATTTTATAGAAAGTACTAAAATCCAGGAAAAAATAGCAGAAGAACGCACTAGTTTAGAAGAAGAACTAGCAAAACTAACTATGACACAGCTAGAGTTACGAGAAAAAGAAATTGATAAACTAGATGAAAGTAATAGAGAATTAAAGCGACAAATATTTAGAACACAAGACTTTGTTAATACAACTAAAGCTTTAGAAAATAGTTTGAAAAGTGTTATAGATACTTTAAAAAGTCAAATACAAGTTTTAAAAGATTATAAAGCTAATCTTTTACTTGGTGATCAATCTACTCTTAATACTATACAACAATATGCACTAGCCAAAACTAATGTTGAACAATTATTAGCAACAATTAATAAAGCAGCTGTAACGCCTGAAGAAATTAAAATAAGAAGCGACGCTATAAGTAAACTTACTGGAGCCACAGATCGTTTCTTAAACTTATCCAGAAGTTTATATGCCAGTGGTGCACAATATACTGTTGATTTGAATACCATACTAAGTATAATTGATAGTGTAGAAGGCACCTTGTCTACCCAATTAACCGATGCAGAAAAACAATTATTAGAATTAAAAGACAGCAATAAATTTTTAGAAAGTATTGATAATAGCAGCAAAACTACAGCGCAATTAATAGAGCAATATTTAGTCCAAGGTGGTAAAGGTATAACTGTTGGTGGATCATTTGCTGCAGGTACTAACTATGTGTCTAAAGATATGGTAGCACAAGTACACAAAGGTGAACGCATAATACCCGCAGCCGATAATTTTAAATTAATGACAACAACTAATAATACAAATATCTATAATAGAGAAATGTTATTAGAAATACAGAGATTAAATCAAAAAATTGATAGCTTAGAACAAACTGTTGCAAATGGTGCAGTAATTAATGCAAATGCAACTAATAGAAATACTGAAGAAATTGCACAAGCAGTAATAGACAGTATTAGTAAAAGTGCTCAAGCTACTAGATTACAAAATAAAGTTAGTATTAAGTAGAAAGTATAGTGCTGCTATATTGCGGCACTAATTTTATTGGAGTAGCTATGGCAAATATCCGTATAATTTATAATAATGTTGCAGATTTAGCTTCATCAATTACAGCAACTAGTACAGCCAGTGGATTTAGTACAGATAATTTAAAAACAAATCAAAAAACTCTTGTTCATAGAAACACTGGTACTACTGGAGTAACTTATACTATTACTTGGAGCAGTAATCAAATAATAAATAGTATAGCTTTACCAGCAACTAATTTAGTAAGTGGAGCTACAATTAAAATTATATTGTATGATGTTAATAATAATAAAGTAGAAGAAACTTCTAATTTATCAGCATGTACTGGTAAAAGTATAGTTTTACAAAATGGTAATACTACTTCAACTTATACTGATTTTATATTTGGTGGAGCTACTAAAACTAGTGTTTGGTTAACTACTACATATACTAATATTAGAAAAATGGATATTATACTAGTAAATGGTACAAGTACTATTGATTGTAGTAGAATAATTTGTGGAAAGTATTGGGAAAGTTCACAACAAGTAGAAAGAGGAATTACATTAGGTAGTAATGATGCTAGTGAAGTAATTATTACACGTAGCGGAAATATTTATATAGATCGTAGACCTATAACAGAAAGTATGAATTTTAATTTAAATTATATAAATGAAACTTCTAGGAAAGAATTACTTAGTATATTTCGTACATGGGGTTTAAGTGGTTTTATGTATATTTGCGTATTTCCTAATAATTCTAATCCAGAAATAACCCAAGCTTATAGTATATATGGTAGAAATCAAAGCAATAGTTTAGAGTATGCTGTTAATGGATTTTATAATACATCTTTAGATATTATAGGTTGGTAATTGGAGAATATAATTGAAAACAGTTAGTCAAATAATTAGTTGGTTAAATTCATCTAGCCATATAAAATGTATATTATTAGATATTACAGAGGTTACAGATTCAAATAATCAGAATACCACTTTTTATTTTTCTAGTATGCCATATAGTCCTGAATATATATCTATTATTAAAAGTGGACTAAATTTTACAGAATCACTTTCAGCAGAAGCAAATATTTCCATAAGCTATGGAACTGTAGAATTGGATAATACTGGCGGTCATATAGATATTTTACTTAATTATACTTGGAAAAAAAGACCTGTAAAAATATATCTTGGCGATCCTAGTTGGATTAAAAATGATTTTGTATTAATTTTTGATGGATTAGTTGAAGACCTAATATCTAATGGTGAAAATACTCTTAGTCTTTCTCTAGTAGATAAAATGCAAAGATTAAATGATGTATTAAAGACTAAACTATTACAACAACTAAATTATAGTGAAAGTAATAGTACTGCTAAAGAAAATGTAGTACCACTACTATTTGGAGAAGTTTTTAATTTTCAGCCACTATATGTAGATAATGGTAGTACAGGTAATACTGGCAAAATATATAAAGTTCATGATGGAGTAATAGAAAATATTATAGAAGTACGCGATAATGGTATACCAATAGATATAATTAAATATTTAAATAAAGGCGAATTTGAAACAATTAGTAATCCAGTAGGAACTATTACTTGTTCGGCTAGAACCAATGCTATAAATTTATGTACTGTACCTGAACTAATTAAAATTATAGTTCAAAATTATACTACTAATGTAGCTAATGCTTTTACTAGTTCAGAAATAGATTTTTCAAATATAACTAATAGTAGTAAAGTAGGAATATATTGTAATCAAAGATTAAATATATTAGATATATGTAACCAATTAGCAAAAAGTATAAATGCAGGTTTAATATGTACAAATATATCTATTACAGGAACAAATATATCTAATTATCAAGTTAGTACAAGTAAATTAAGATTAATAGAATTAAAAGCACCTACTGAAACTAGTAAATGGGAACTAACAGATGATTATATGGTAGTAAATTCATTATCAATAAGCGAAACATTTCCAGTAAAACCTGTTATTAAACTTGCTTATTGTAAAAACTATACTGTACAACAAACTGTAGCAGGTGGTGTAAATCCTGCAAGTAATTTTCAAGAAGAATATTTATATACTACAAATACTTTAACAGCAGAACAATTATTATATAGAGATACAGGTTTAGTAAATGAAGAAGTAACTCAACTATTAATTACTAGTGAAGCCCAAGTAGAGGCTCAAAAACGATCTAGTTTATGGGGTATACAACGATTTTTAATAACAGCTACTTACTTACCACAATTTATTTTTGTACAATTAGGAGATATAGTTACTATTAAATCTAATAGATTTAATTTAAGTAGTGGTAAAAAAGGACTTGTTTATTCAATCGTTAGAGATTGGCTAACAGGTTTAGTAACAATAGGAGTATTAGTTTAATGTCAACTACTATACTTAATTCACGAGATTTAGCACTACAAGTTTTAAATCCCAGGGTATTAGGTGTTGCAACTAATTATATTACTTTAGCAGCACCTGTACAAGAATTTAATTATGGCACGGATATAGTTACAGCTGATCCAGCTAATGTAAAAATAACCGCAGTATTGGGGGGTATTTTAGTAGGCACAGTTACATTTACTGTAATAGGTTTAACTCCTGGAACTACTCTTTCTATATCTAATAATGTTCTTACACTACAAGCTACACAATTAGCTGGAGATAGTGCAACTATAACAGCTAGTTTAACTTATCAAAATATAACATATAATTCTTTGCCAATAACAATTTCTAAAAAATATACAGGTATTAATTTAAGAATTACAAGAAATAATGATATTATAGAATCTGATCAAAGCGGAAATAATTATATATTACCAACAGCTGCAAATACATTAGAATTATATAATGGTATTGCTTTATTAACTAATGTTATATATGGTGTTGTTAATGGAATAACAGATGGAGCTAACAGATCAGTTACAAAAAATGGATTAAAATTAACTATAAATAGTGTAACAGGTGTAATAACACTTAGTCAATCTGCTGCAAATGCTTGGATTTCAAGAAATGAAAAGTTTACTCTAACAGCTATAAAAAATAATAATACTTATACTATAGATTATTCAATAATTAAAACTGGAAATTTAATTACAGATACTACACCACCTCCTAATCCTAATTTTAATACTACTGGAGCATTAACTGCTGGTGTAAGTTATATATTTATTACTTTGCCAGAATTACCTACATATATTCAAGGTCATGGACACTCTACTACAGTAGTATATGGAAGAGTACGCACCGGTACTTATGTTCCTACATTTCTAGATACTATTAAAATAACTGAGTTTAAAGGCATTACTACAAGTATAGCCACTAATCCTAGTACTAACTGGTATATATGGATATCATATAAAAGTAATGATGGTATAGAAAGCGTTACACCACTATCATTGGGAAATGTAACTACTAGCCAAGATGTAACTACATTATTAACAGCACTAACAAATAAAATTACAGAAACGCAATTATATGCAGATTTAAGGGCTAGAATTAATTTAATTGATTCAGCAGGAACTGGTTTAATTGATAAAGTAAGTGATTTACAAGAAACTTATGGAAATACATTAAATTCTGCTCAAAATGCAGCTAATTCTGCACAAAGTGCTTCAGATGCTATAGCTGCAAAAACTGCTGCACTTCTTGCACAAGCAGGAGCAGAAACTGCAAAAGATTCTTCTATAGCTGCAAAAACTGCTGCACTTCTTGCACAAGCAGGAGCAGAAACTGCAAAAGATTCTTCTATAGCTGCAAAAACTGCCGCACTTCTTGCACAAGCAGGAGCAGAAACTGCAAAAGATTCTTCTATAGTTGCAAAAACTAATGCAGAAACAGCAGCATCTAATGCTTCTACTAAAGCTACAGAAGCAGCTACTTCAGCTACTAATGCTGCAGGAAGTGCTAGTTCAGCTTCTACTAGTGCAACTACTGCAGCTAATTCAGCAACTGCTGCTGGAAACAGTGCTACAGCAGCTGCTACTAGTGCTAGTAATGCTTCAACATATGCTACTAATGCAGAAACTGCTTCTACTGCTTCTACTGCTTCTAAAGTAGCTGCAGAAAGTGCTAGAGATGCGGCTTCTGGATCAGCTACAGCAGCTGCTAGTAGTGCTAGTACTGCTTCTACTAAAGCTGCAGAAGCAAATCAAAGTGCAACTGCAGCTTCTACTAAAGCTACAGAAGCAGCTACTAGTGCTAGTACTGCTTCTACTAAAGCTACAGAAGCAGCTACTTCATCTACTAATGCTGCAGGAAGTGCTAGTTTAGCTTCTACTAGTGCAACTACTGCAGCTAATTCAGCAACTGCTGCTGGAAACAGTGCTACAGCAGCTGCTAATAGTGCTAGTAATGCTTCAACATATGCTACTAATGCAGAAACTGCTTCTACTGCTTCTACTGCTTCTAAAGTAGCTGCAGAAAGTGCTAGAGATGCGGCTTCTGGATCAGCTACAGCAGCTGCTACTAGTGCTAGTAATGCTTCTACTAAAGCTACAGAAGCAAATCAAAGTGCAAATGTAGCTTCTACTAAAGCTACAGAAGCAGCTACTAGTGCTAGTACTGCTTCTACTAAAGCTACAGAAGCAGCTACTTCAGCTACTAATGCTGCAGGAAGTGCTAGTTCAGCTTCTACTAGTGCAACTACTGCAGCTAATTCAGCAACTGCTGCTGGAAACAGTGCTACAGCAGCTGC